TTTAGTAAAACATATATGGCCAAGAGTAAAACAGCAAATTCCCCAGGCACAATTAAAAATTATTGGGGGCTATTATAGATTTAGTCAAAATCATGAACCAGATCAACAAGAAAAAGATTGGAGAGTGATGGCTGATGATGTCAATAATACAAATTTGGGTATTGAATTCACAGGAGTGATACCACAAAAGGAAATTGCGGGAATTTTATCTAAAGCTAGTTTTATGATTTATCCATGTGCTTTTCCAGAAACATTTGGTATTAGTACATTGGAAAGTTTACTTTATAATACTCCGAGTATTACTTGTAGATTTGGTGGTTTAGAAGAAGTGGCTCTAGAAGGGGCATGTTATTTAATAGATTATGCTATTGAACCAAATAGCCTTTTTCCTAATATTGATAGCCCAAGTCAAATTAACAAATTTGTTGATACTGTGGTCTCTGCATATCATAATAAATATCTTCACCAACAAAAACAATATTATTGTAATATTGTAAAACCATATGCGAGTTGGAAAACCGTTGCTTTACAATGGCATCAACAACTGGAATATAGAACTGGGGGATATTTATCTGCCGAACAATATAGAGAAGTTAGCAAGATCAATCAGGCTGTACATAAAATTTGGAATAGAAAAACACATAATACAGTAGAAATGGGTGTTTATAAGTCAGGCATTGAACAGCCATTGGTAATCATTAGTCCATTCTATAATTGCGCTCAATATATTGAACAGTGTATTAAGTCGGTAGCATCACAGGATTATGATAATTATCATCATATTCTAATAGACGATTGTTCAACTGATAATTCCTTTGATAAAGCAAAATCAATTATTGAAATATTGCCAAAAAACTTAATTAATAAATTCACTCTTGTTAAAAATTCTGAAAGAGTCGGTGCTGTAAAAAATCAAATTAATACAATTAAAAAAATAATTAACAAAGAGTCAATAGTAATGTTATTAGATGGTGACGATTCGTTAATTAATGATAATAACATTTTTAATTATTATAATGGTGTCTATGATGGTACTGTAGAATTTACATATGGTAGTTGTTGGAGTATGGTAGATAATATACCATTAATAAGTCAACCCTATCCAGAAATAGTAAAGAAAAATAAAAATTATAGACAACATCATTTTAATTGGATATTGCCATATACACATTTTAGAACTTTTAAAAGATTTCTATTAGATCTAGTAGATGACAACCAATTTAAAGATTCAAGCGGTAATTGGTATAAGGCGGGCGGGGACGGGTCTGTTTTTTACGCATTAATTGAAGCTGCTGATCCAAATAAGGTAAAATGTCTTCAACAAATTGTTTATAATTATAATGATATAAATCCTTTGAATGATTATAAAGTAAATTCTGATGAACAAAACAAAACAGCTAGAGATATTGTTGGAAAACATATGACTAAAAAGATAGAAAAATATTCAGTAATCATACCCACAATGTGGAAGGCCAAACAAATACTAATACCTTTTTTACACAAATTGTGTGCATGTGAGCATGTTGGTGAGATTATTATAGTTAATAATAATGCAAATGAGACTCCAAAATTATCTTATGATCCAAAAATTAAATTATTTAATTTTGATACTAATATATATGTGAACCCTGCTTGGAATTTCGGAGTCACAGTCAGCCAATATGATAGGCTATGTATAGCCAATGATGATATATCTTTTGATACTAGAATATTTGAAATATTGGAAGATAAGTTATTAGAATCTGCCGGGGTATTTGGTATTTGTCCCGGTGAGGCAAATTTCAATCAACCACCAATTACAGACAAAAGCATAGATATTATGCCTTGGTCGGGACAACATACGTTTGGTTTTGGGTGTTTAATGTTTATTCATAAACTCAGTTGGGAAAAAATACCTGTTGGGTTGGATGTTTATTATGGTGATAATTTTATTTTTGATTTACAGTTATTAAAAGGTAAAACTAACTATCTTATCACTAACATGGATTTTTATACTCCATTTGCTTCTACAACTAGTGATCCAAACATCACGTCTGGATTCTTAGAAAAAGAGTCTATAATTTATCAAGATATTAAAAATAATATGAAAAAATTTTTAATAGATGAGCCAACAAATAGTCAATCAACAAAACCTGTAGATTTGGTCAATACTCCTATTAAAGAAAATAATAGTTTAGAAAAAATCAACAATAATATTCCTAAAAAAAGAATTCTAATTGCAATTCCAACAGCAAGAAATATTGAACCAGACACATTTAAAAGCATTTATGATTTAAAAATACCTGACGGATATGTTGCTGATTTTCAATACTTTTTTGGATATAACATTGATCAAATTAGAAATCTAATTGCTGATTGGGTAGTTAATGGGTATGATTATCTATTCAGTGTAGATAGTGATATTAGCTTCGAATCTGACACTTTGGAAAAATTATTAAAGCATGATGTTGATATGGTATCAGGTTTATATATTCAAAGAAAACCAGGACAACATATATTGGAGTTGTATGAACATAATGAATATGGTGGTGTGAGCAACATTCCTTATGGTAAAATTAAAAATAAAGGTTTGGTGGAAATCGCTAGTTGCGGTTTTGGCTGTGTGTTAGTCAAGGCTCAAGTGATGAAGTCCGTGGGATACCCTCAGTTTAAATATCACAGTGCAATTAATCATGCAAATACAGTGTCGGAAGATGTTGACTTCTGTAAAAAGGCCTTAGATAAAGGTTTTAAAATTTGGGCAGATACTTCTATACAATGTAGACATACTGGTAGTTTCACATTTACTATTGATAACAACATTCAATCTCAAGGATAGATAATTTGTTATAAGTTTAATGAGTTAACAGTTCCTTTGAGTTTTTGTGTTAACTCTGAAAATTTAATTGTTCTCCATACACCTGGGTGTAATGGTTTTGGATAATCCTCGATTAAAAGCCAAGCATAGCCTCGGTGTTCGTCATTGAGATCTGGGACAAATTCTTCTTCCACTACAATCAAAAATGTGTGGTAAGTGAATTTTTTATTCGAACTTACAAAAGTTTCTATTGGTATTAAGTTGCAGTCAGTAATAACTCCACCCAATTCTTCTTGTATTTCTCGATGCAATGCAATATCTACAGCTTCGCCAATTTCAACTTTTCCGCCCACTAATCCCCAAGTTCCTGAATATTTTTGACCATTTCTTAAAAGAAATAAAAGTCTTTGGGTTTTAGCGCAGTAAATTAATGCTCCGGTTCCCAAAGTCATAGCTGCAATCTCCATTCGGCAGCATCATATTTTCCCTCAATACTCTTACTCCATGACCCATCTGACCATTTATATTGAATATTGGTTTTTAAGTTAGTTAGATATTCAGTTGATTGGTGGTTAGTGCTATTAAAAGTCACTGTCCAAAAATCTCCATTGAATTCAATTATATCGTTAGCTTTAGCAATTAATTTGGGAAAATTGTGTCTGTTCCAAATTGGTGCTCCCTCGCTATCATCTTCGTTACCTATGTCATGTAAAATTAAAAATCTAGTTCCATTGGACGGATCTAATAAATCACTATCAACTTTGACATTTTGTGGATTGATAATAGCTGTTATTGGTTGTAATGTATTTGCCGGGAAAGTATCTGGGAAAGGGGTATAAAGCAATAGTGTTTCGTCTGTGGGGTGATAGGCCACAGTTCCTATAATTTCGCTCCCATTACTCTGCATCAACCTAATCTGACTTATACCATTTTCTAAATGTCCATATTGGTCAATTAAACTTAGCCATGGATGATGTGATTTTTCAATTTCAATAAATTCTAAATCGCCATTAACAACGTCATTCAATTTGATAAGTTTTAATACATTCCCTTGGTAAACAACCCCGTAATTCATGAAAGTAAATATTTGTGCCGATGTTGCTGAGTCTTTTACGTTACCAAACAAATCATCCAATAGTGCGCCTTCAGAATCAAATATCGATGCTGTAATTTTTTGTATAACGCCCAATTTTTTAACTTTGGCTGGGGGACTTAGCCAAATTGGTAATTCAAAAGACAACGACGCAACGTCTATGGACTCTTCGGCTCCGGCTGGAACAGTTCTACTAGTCCAACTAATATCAGTTAATTTAACATAACTAAGACTAGTCCAATCAATATAATTATCTGTACTTTGTATTTCCAGGGCAGGGCTAAAAATAGTCCCTAATTGTTCTATTAACATGAGCTTTTGTTCAGTATTACCAGTCCAAATATCTGCCTTCAAAGTTAAAGTGTATGGGACAGGCATTAGTCTCTCTACAGTATAAGCATCACCTTGTTGATTTGTATATTCGCCAGTTTCGGGATCTACTGCTCTAGTTCTAATATTCATTTTGCTAACGAAATTGGGTTCTTGTATCCTATCAACATCGTATTTCATTGCGCTGATATACACAGCTATAGAGGGAAGGCTATTCAATGCATTTTCTGAATTCCCTCTAAGAATTTGGCTGGCTTGTCTACTGGCGTCGCCATAAAAAACAGGCACACGTTGCAGTACTCTATTTCCGTCTTCATCATCGCCCATTTGAACCTGAAAATTGCTTAAAATTCGTATAAATTGTTGTAAAAATCGACGAATTTGACCCGAATAGAAAAAGTTGGAATATGTTGGCGTGCTCATATATTAGTTGTCTGGTTTAAGTTTAAAAACTTCATTTAAATTTTGAAGTTCAGATTTTGTATTGCCTTTTTGATCTTTAATAGTTTTTGAGCTAGTTCTAAAACTATTTTTTAATGTAGTGTTATTATTTGCTCCAGGAGTTAAATTAGTTCTCAAGGCATCTTCAACTTTAACCCAACGACGGCCATCATATCTAAACAATCTATTTGGACTATAATCTACACGTAAACAATAATCTCCTTCCAAAGCGTCTGAAGGGAAACTTATTCCACTAACAACTGGTAGTCCATTTGGAGTTTTTCCGTCTTGGGTCAAATAACCAGTAACTTTTTTATCTGGAGACACTATGGCTCTGTCAGACTTATTAATCATTGAATCAGCGTTAATAGATCCCATGTTACTGGCATCGAGACCTCCTGGATCTCCTAAGTTGCCTTGATCATCTAAAGGTTTAGTATAGATGAAAGTAGTATCGTAACCAGATTCCGGGACATCTATTTCTGCCTGCTCAATGATTGCATTATTGATAGCTTCGTATTTGCTAAATGTGCTAACTAAATCACCAAGTGTTGCAGTATTCCCACTAGAGTCTGTGGTTTGTATTTTATTAATAATATCTTTATATTCCTGACTATCCACCAATGGGTTAATTTTGCAACGCCAAAGATGTGGCCACCAAGTTGGGCTAAACCCCTCACTGGCTCTATTACAATCTCCAACAATGAAAAATCTTTTTAAAGCTACCGGAACATCATTCAATGCTTCATAGTCGGTTAAATGTGGCAATTCTAGAACATCTCCGGCCATAATTCTTCGACCTAACATAGCAACCATGTCGTTGATATGAAAAGTCATAAACAGTGTTCCAGTTTGTAAAAATAATCCAAACTGTTCTAAACTGAAGTCGCTGTCAGTAACTTGATAAATTCCTCTGA